TACAGAAGCCCCTCGAATACCAAACATTTTAACCGCATCTTCGGCATCACCAACTACATTACCAAGTTTACCAACAATATTGGAAAATTTATCCATTTTTGGATTAAAATCATCCATAGTATAGCCAGCATCATAAACAGCTTGTTTAAAAGCGGCTGTAGGTTTAAGAAGGAGCGTCATCATCCTACGTAAACCAGTACCAATTGTACTTGCTCGTAAACCAGTATTAGCCAACAACATCATTGCAGTTGACGTTTCCTCTATTGATACTCCTGCCGCATTAGCAATAGGACCGATATAATTCATCGCTGTATTTAATTTATCAATTGTAAGCTTTGATTTATTAACCGCATTTGCATAAATATCAGTTACCCGGGCAGTATCAGAAGTTTGAAGATTAAAAACCTTGATTGCCGTAGATACAAGATCAACAGTAGAACGAAAAGTACTAAGTGTACCAGTGGCAAGGTTGGCTATCGGACCAAGGGCATTTATGGAATCTCCAGCACTAAAACCAGATTGTCCCAAAAGTTTCATCGCCTCAGCAGTTTCACCAATACTAAATTTTGTACTTCCAGCAACACTTAATATTGCGACTTCCATATTTTTAACTTCTTCACCAGTTGCTCCCATAATAGCTTTAAGATCATGTAAAGCTTGATCGTGGTCTATTATTGAATCGGTGGCAGAAGAAAAACCAGAAGTAATTCCACGCAATATGGAAGAGGAAACCATATACCTACCGTATGTTTGCATACTTTTAGATAATTGGTTAATTATACCAGAAAATTTACCTGTTTTCTGGACGGCTTCATTTGTTTGTTTAGAATAATCACCAAGTTGTTTTGAAAGATTTGTAAGTTTTTTAGCCGTTTCATTTAAACTGGAAGCTACCCCAGATTTTCCCAAAGAAATCTGACCTTTTGCCAATATTTGGAAGCCTTTAGCTACTTTTTTAAGACCTTCCGATAAACCAGCAAAGGTTGATTTTGCTCCAGAACCCAAAGAAGCATTAAACTTCATGTTAATTTCGTTGGACATTATTTCCCCTTTAACCTATTTCCTGACCAAGATCGATGGTCATTAACCATATTAGAAGTTAAATCCTCTCTTTCCTGATCTGTCATATTTTTATAAGTTTCCGGGTCCTTAAATAAAGGTATTACTGGTTTTTTGGAATCGGATTGTGTTTGTGATTTCTCCCCATCATCTTTTAATTCAACACCATGAATAGAAGCTTGAAAACGGAATTCAACATCTTTTGCTTTTTGAATTTCAATAAATAAAGCTTCTGTTTGTTCCATTGTAATACCACCATTAATAAACGATTTATTATAAAAATCATCTAACTTATAACTGGTTTCTCGGATAATTTCGGTGATAATTGCTCCGAACCCCATAGAATCCTCGCCTTCTCCAGAAGGCGTCGTGAGTTTTTTATTATACCCTCATAATTTGTCTCAAAAATAATATCAACAATTGCCATAAGTTGAGTATTAGTTAATTCTTCAAAAGAAATATTCTCTTTTTCATCCAATACAAAAGTTAAAATCTTTGCCAAATTAATTTGGATAGCATCCAAAACAAGTTTGATTACCACAGAATCCGAGGAAGAATCCTCAACAGAAGAAACCTCTTCTATAATTCCGACAATAACATTTGTAAAATTCAATTGATCTGATACAGAAAGAGGGTAAATAAAAACTTCACGTAGACTTTTGATTCCTACTTCCACAGTTGAGATTTGTGGATTCATTTTTGCAGAATTTCCCATGTTTTTACTCCTTAGAGATTAAAATATAATTTTCATTCCAAATATGGATTATATAAATATATATAAGGATTCTTTTTATAAGTCAAGAATAAAAAAATCCCCAGTATTTTAATACAATACTGGGGATTAGAATTATTTAAAATGTTTTTAGATATTTACTGAAAAATAATTCTACCGAGGGTAGCAGTATCCCAAACAGCATTACCACCAGATACCTCACTATCCGCCCTCTTTCCTTCAAAAGTAAGAGGAACATTGGCATTATCTTCTGCTTGAAGATCTATTTCAACGGAAGTTGTACAGTTCGCCCTAGGAAAAATAATAATCATTGTATTTGTACCATTAGGATAAGTATAAACAGCTTCCATCCTAATAAACTCAGGTGCTCTTAAACCACCAAGAGCTATTGACCCAGAATGATTATCACTATAAGCAGAACTTCCTGCGGCATAAGCCGTTGTCTTAAAAACAAATGTTTCATCTGCTGCCCAATTGGCATCAAAGAAACTTGACGGAAGTGAAAAATAAGCATTTGTACCATCAGTAGGAGCTATTACTCCATCAAGAGCAGAGAAATCATGAATATGCCCGGTAAGTAAACCGGTAATTGATCCTGTAGTTGCAGAATCAAAAAGAACTGTCCATGTATCATTAATAACTCCACCATCGTTATCAGTAGTTATTACTCCAGCAGTACCACCAGCAAATGTAACAGATCCAACAATTTTTGAAGTTGAATCAACAGAAGCATTTACATCCAATCCACGAGCAAGTGCAAGGTTATATGGTGTTATCTCTTTAAACTCACACTCAAGCATTGCAGATTCCCTAATAGGAATAGTCAAATCTTCCAACATTGGAAATCCAGACTCCAATTTCCAATAATCTACATTACTGGTAAATTTAGTAGAAGCAAGTGCCCCGATAGAATCACTGGCGGTAAGTACCGCCTCAAATTCTGCAATATTCAAAGAAGCACTTCCTACCCTGATTTGGGCTAATCCCAAAGCAACAGTACTTGTGTCCTTGGTAACAGGTCCTGTACGACTCATTATAAAATCTCCTTTTTAAAATTATGTGTTGTGTCCCCATTCCATTTATCTGGATTGTTTTCTGAAACAGCTGGCTTCCGTTTCAAAAGTATATTATTTTTATACTACTAAACAAAAAGATTTACAAATCCTTTTTATTTTAATGGAAAATAATTCAATACATTAATATGCTTACAAGATCTTTTTAAACATTGCATCTTAATACTTCCGTGAATTTCCATATCAACTACTGAAATTCCATTATCCCTTTTACCGAAACGGAACCTCCATAAACCATTAGGCAATCGTTCAATTAATTTTTTCCCGCATTTTTCACAAGTGACAAACATTATTTTCCACCCCACTTACACAAAATATTTACATCTTTAAATCGGGTGTGATCTCTGCCTTCCCCAATTCCCATTGTTGGTTGTAAAAAAGGAATCATACCACCAACGATAGTCCAAGGAGTAACAGAAGTATTATAATATGGAATAGTATGCAAACCATTAATGGAATTTTCATCTATAATATAATTACGAATGGTATCCAAAAGAACAACAAGATCATCCGCTTCCGAATCCTTTCTTGTATAAGCTTCAACAGAAATTTGTCCTTCTGAAACATTTCCAAAAACACAATTTCCAAAAGATACAATAACCCATTTGCGGAGTTTATTCCCAGAAGAATCACAAGGAGTGTCATCTAAAAATTCAAAAAATGTTGGAATACCTTCAATTGTTTCTAAACTATCCAAAAAATATTTTTTGATGCTATTTTTAAAATCAGATTCTCTGGATACCGGGCTAAGAGCCATCAGACACCTCCACTGCTTTTAATCCCTCAAGTATTGCTGGGTACAATTTAGATTCTAAATAATCTTTAGCGGCTATATGTGCAGGTACAGTACTGTCATAATTAAATTGGATATTATCCAAAATAATTTTGAATTTTAACAAATCAGAATGAGTAATTCCAAAATGAAATAAAAATTCCCTGGGCTGAACACTCATTAATTCCACAGTAACTCCTTAACCATTACTCAAAAATTCATTTAATTCATCGACGGTCATACCCATACCCTTTGCCATTTTAACCATTTCATCTTCAACATCTTTAGATATAGCACTACTTGAACTTTTATTAAGGTCTTTGGTACTCATAGGTCTGGAATCAGAAGATAATCCTTCTGAAAAAATATCGGCACTAAAATCTCTATCAATATTAGCATTTCCAACCTCTTCAAAAGAGTCAAGAGAAGCCTGGCTGACAACATTCCCAATATCCCCCATTGCAATTGAAGAAGAACCTAAACTTGCATTTATTCTGGTGGCTTCTTTATCCGCCGCTTTCTTCATTGCCCTTTCAAAAGCTTTTGCCATTGGAGGAAAATGAGTTTTTATAAAATCACGCATAGCTGGTTGAAATATAGGTCTGGCTGGATGATGGGCAAAACCAAATTCATTTATCATTGCATATTTGGCAACACTTATCGTTTTACCTTTATATATTTTTCCATTCATACTTTTCCTAGGTATCATAAAATTTCTAAGAATACCTACAGTTTGCGTATGTTTTCCTCTATAAATAACAGAAATATTATTTACAATGTTGCGATCCAATATCCATTCTCTCGGATCTTTCTTTGCTTTCAGTCTACCATACATCTCATTATATGGAACACCACTTTTATACTTACCACTATGAATTGATTGTTTTAAATAAGAAATGTAATCCAAAGAAATTAATTTTGTAAACCGCCCACCACCGTCTGTATCAGACCATTGTGCAAGTGTCTTCATGGTGCCTTTATAATACCTATAAGAAGCCTCTAATTTTTTATAAGAGGCCATAAAATCTTTCCCATTAAGGGAAAAAAGCATACTTGTAGGAGAATTGGCAGCCATTATTCTCTTGAGTCCTCTATTAATTTTATAGATAATAAACCAGAAAATCTATACTTATCAATTGAAGAAATATGGTAATACTCAGTCAAATCATTAATATTTGGATAATATCTATAACCAGGAAGAACACCAGAATAACCTTGTATAAATAAAGTAAATCTATCTAATAAATTTCTGGTAGATCCTATTTCTTCATCCTTTGAAGCATTTGGAGTCATAGTAGCATGAATAGTATCAAATAAAGTAGTCCAAACAATCGTTTTCTTTTTTGTATTAATATCTCTGGTTTCTACAGGATACGAAATTCTACCAATTGAATTACATTCAATAAAAAAATTGGAATAATCAACAGCTTCATTTTCAAACATGGTTTTTTTAACATTCATCATTAAAAAATATTTATTATCAAATGAAATTAAATCACCACCTTGTACTTTAGAATCGTATTGAAAATCACCAGAATAAGCAAATTGGCGTATGAACTCGGTGGATTGTTCATAATACATCTCATAATCAAGATATTCCCCATTAATAACAGATCCATCTAATTTAAAAATAGTAAATGGAGTTGCTAATTCTTGAAGAACATCTTTTATATCTGAACCAATACCAGCCATTATTTTCTCCGATTAAAAGTATGTTAAATCTTCACCATCAGAATCATATTGAAAACCATTAGTAAGATAAAAAGTAAGATTTGACCAAGTACCAGTATCAAAAATATCTGGATTATTTTCCAAAGCTTCTTTAAACTCATTATCCATCATAGTCAATAATTGCATATAATGGGAAAACCGATGTTGTAGACTGATTTTTTTGTACTGAAATTTATGAGCAGATTCAAAAAGCAAAATATAAGTTATAAATCTTTTGGTTCTTTCTACCAACCAATATTCTTTAAAAGAATCAACAATTGGAAAATCCCAATGTAATTCTGCTTTTGCTTGTGCAACAGCCCGTTTAAAACCATCATGAGCCACTTTTTCATATGAGGCGCCCATAACATCTTTAACAAAGCTGACTAATTCCTCTTCATTTGCAAGGGCCATTTTAAACCTCTATTTCTTAACTGTTCGTTTTTTCAAAGGAGTTTTCGTAATTTTAGATTTTTTCAATTTTTTCAATTTAACTACAACTTCTTTTTTTGGTTCTTCAACTTCTTCAACTTCTTTTGTATCAATATCATTTACAACATCTTTTTCATCTATTTCATTGCCTTTGGAAGCGATTGGTTGCACTATTTCCGCTGTTTCATTAATAATCAATGTCGTACATCCCCCTGTCTTTTTAAAGTACGGAATATGCTCTTGGAGCCATTCAGGAAGATCTTCAATAGTTCCGCCTTTAAAAACAGAGCCTATTGGAATAAGAACTTTTCTACCATTACAACGGACTCTTAAAGTTTCTTGAGTTTTCACAACTATCATGATTGTATCTCCTTTTTAAAAAAGCGGGGTAACTTTTACGCTACCCCGCTTTAATCAAATCAATAAACCAACTTTATTTAACGGTATAAGTAAAAGTAGTATCAGGATGATAAAGAACCGGAAGTCCCTTATCCTGAATCCGAAGCCACATTCCCTCAGGATCCCATTCGTCCTTGGTATCCGCAAATTTTCCCCATCGTCTTGTATTACCGTATGGAGCTTCCATGAATTCAGCAACTTTTTCACCATCTTGTGAAGTACTGAACATAAAGAATTTATCATCACCGATAAACTTTTTCTTCATGGTTACTTTATCTTCTCCAGCAATATAAGAAAATGTAGGAGCAGTAGCAACAGTTACCGTGCCAGTTTCAACAGCAACGCCAGCAATTACACAATCTTCCCAAGAGTTGACTTTACTCATATCATAGAAACGGAGAGTCCCACCAACACCAAAGTCGGAAGCATCATCAACAAGTATTGCAGTTGTAACCCCTCCAATTACATTACCGGTAAGATATGCAGGAACCTCATAAAGGTCATCATAAATTGCAAGAGGTCCAACACCGAGTAGATTTCCTATAACCTGAGCCGGCTGAGCAAAGAGATCACCATTACCGAAAGCAGATTTAGAAAGAAGATCCTGAACAGATTTCTTAAACATAAGAACCTTCAAGACTTCACTATTGCACATTGCAATAAGGCCGGATACCCCAGCATCATCAGACAGGATTCTCTTTGCATCAAAAATATCCTCAACAGGATCACTATCGGCATGAACAACATCCCAACAATCATTTCCGGTAAGAGTCACTTTATGTGTGGCAGGAATACCATAATTCACAGTGAATTTAGCCCCACCCTTCTGCATATAAGTAAAACCACCTTCAATGAACATCTGAGCCATCATCCACTCACGCCTACGCTGGATACGATAATCCAACTTCTTTGTACCCCTGGCAAGCTTTCTTTCTGCCGCTTGATAAGTTGCCCATGAACCAGGTTCCCGCATGTTATTCAGGAATTCCTCGTCAAAGTACATTTTTTCTTTATAAAATGCCGCTTTAGCACTCGCCTCTCCAGTACCATCAACTCCAACTGCAGGAGCTACTGTACCGGGAGCAACAAATGGCGTCATGCCAGCAGAACCATACTCAATTTCCCATCGTATTGTATCCGAATCATATTGAACCGTCGGAAACAAATTGGAGAAGAACATATCTGGTGCTTTATCCATCTTAGAGATAAGCTTGTTCAAAGTCTCCAGTTTCAGAGAAGGGATACCTTCAGAACCTTTCATATTTGTGCCCTCCTTATTTCAGTATTGTAAAACGTCCATCATCAACTGTACCCATATCCGTCTTTGCCGCGGCATCACAACCAATCAAGGAAGTAGTATACAGAACAGCATTAGATATAACAACCGAAGTAAGTGCCCCAACGGCGAACTCACCTTCTCCTGAATCAACATCCGCATCAATGATGAATTTTGCTTTTGCAAAAGGTGTTGAAGTATCACTTTTCACGTACACGTTACCGTAAAAAGTGGATGTAAAATTTGCATTGGTTGTAACAGAGGTGGTAACAGCGATGGCTGCCTGAGTACCGTTAACAGCGGATCTATCAATGCTGATAATTGCACCAAGATCTTCGGCGGAAGTAGACGTACCATCTGCGGCAACGCCTTCAATTGTCTGAGAAACAGTGGTAGTACCAGTACCAGTTGTTTTCTCAGCAGTACAAAGTGAAGTTACAGCAATGGGGTGTTTCCATGTAATAGTAACAGCACTTGAACCTGCAGAAAGAGTAAAAGGCATAGAAGCATAAGCGGCAACATTGTCTCCACCAATAAAAGCAGCAACCAATTCAGCAGTTGTAGGATTAGAATCCATTGCTGTGGTGGTAAGAGTAACCCCACCATAAGTCAGGGTGTAAACATCACCTTCAGCCAAAGTGGCTTCCGCCATACTCTGAACTTCTTTGGTTCCAGAACCAGAACCATCAAGAATCAAAGAATCACCTACCTGGAATTTGTAAGAATCTGCAACTCCT